CATAACCCTGCTGGATGGGAATCATGCGGGTTGATCCAGAGTAAACTCGACCGCCCAACAGATTCACCGGTTTTAGCCCGTATGGGGCCGAAACAGTCGGATATGCCATTGAAGTCTCCTAAAAAATTAAAAATTACTTCCCACGTCCAAAGGAGACCGTAGATTTCTTTTCAGTGAACATATCCATGTTCGATCTACCATCTCTTTCCCGCAGGAAACTATTGTCTACACCATCCATCTGAGCTTTGTTCATATTGTCGTAGTAAGCGCGACGCTGTTTCACTCGCTCTTCAGGCATCTTGCACAGGAGCAAACCACCAATCTCAACGCAATCTTTAAATCGACTGGTCGGATTGTCATCTGCTAAGTGCATAATCTCTGGAACATCAGAAGCCTTTACAGGTTCCCAACCTTCCCTAAACCTTGCGGATACGTTAGTAGGGTCATTAGCACCCATATAGCTAATCCGGATATACTTGAACTTCCAGCCCGGTACGGGATTCGGCTCAGGTAATAATTGTGGCGGTGCCCAACTCTCTTCACGAGCGGTTGCGTTCCGATTTTCTAACTCACGAGCTTGATGATTCTCAGCCATTTGTGTTCTCCAATTTCAGTTTTTCACGGGCATACGCTTCAGGGGTCAATCCTAATCTTTTTGCAATTGCGGCTTCAGAGGCCGTGATACGGACTTGCCTAGAAGAACTTGTAGACCGTGTTGCCGGAGCAACTACAGTGCTGATCTTGCGGGCAGGTTTTTCAGACTCTGATCCCGTGGTTTGCGATTCCTCATCAAAATAATCAGGAAATCGTTTTTTCATCGTCTCATCAACTCGTCGGTAGTAATCGTCGCTTCTTGGGTCGACGCCTGACCGGACTAACTTTTCATGCAGACCCAGAGCGAGGGCAGTCATCTCCTCATCTGTCCCAAACCACTCATTGTTCTGTCTCCAAGCTTCCGCTTTGGGGTCAGCAGCTACACGAGATTGTTGAGCTGGAATCTGTGGTTGATTTTGTACACTAAAATCTGACTCTTGTACAGAGGGTCTGAAGTTTGAAACTTCTTTTAGTTTCAATTTAGCGTCCGTCAAAGCCTCCTGAGCTTCCGTGATCTTGTCCGCATCACCTGACTCATAAGCGCGCTTTAAGCTTGCTTTGGCATTATCTAACTCAGCATTAGCTGACTTAGTAACTTCACTGATGAATACCTTTTCACCAGCTCCAAGTCTTTGTTTTAATTGACGATTTTCTTCATAGGCCCGCTGTGCAAAAGCAAACGCCTCTTCTTTTTCACGAGCAGCGGCTTCCTTAGCCCTACGCTCGTCGTGCCAGACTTTTTTCATCTGGGAAAGGCGCTTTTTAACCTTATCGGAATACTCCTCAAGGTCGTCTTTTTCCAGTTCTTCTACTAAATTTTTGGGCAACGGAGCGCGATTGCGGTCTGCTGCGGGGGTGTCATCCACCACTTCCACGTTGAATTTATCGTCAAGTTCTTGATTTTCCGACATTTTTAGCCTCCTGCGCGTGAGATACCACGCGGGTCTTCGACAACGCCGTCAACGCTGTCATCGTTAATGATGCGCCATTCAGTCCCGTGGATTCGCACCCGCGTTCCTGCATAAGCTCTTGTGATAATAAAATCGCCTTCTTTACACCACGGCCCTGAAGGGAACCGCTTCTTGTCTTTATAAGCATCCGGCCCGACCTTAGCTACAAACAGCACTAGGGTTGTTTGCTCTTCGATGTTCACCGTCCTATCAGACTTTAAGATGGCGCTGTCGCCAAACGTATCCTCAATTTTAGGCACCATACATAAAATATGGTATCCAGTCGGTTCAGGAAGCTGTTTTGCTTTCCGTTCCACTTCACTCATTGTCTTATCGACATCTATATCAGCCATCATCTTCCTCCACTTTTTTTGCAAGGTCTAAAATTAGTTGCACCGCAAAGTCAAGTCCTTGAGTGACCCCGCGTAGTCTGCTGTACTCTTCTTGTGGAAGAGTCTGTCTAATCACTTCATCCTTAATAATCTCGCGCTGCTCTTTGAGCTTCTTAATGAGATGATCCGCAGCGTCAATGGTCTGCATTTACTATTCCTCCGGTTGTTGCGACTCCTGATTCTGACGATTCGCATCAAATTGTTCTTTCTGATGCTCTAAGCTAGACACGTGTTTAAGCGCATCCATCCCAGTCTCTAAGCGGTTGTGTTGCATTTCAGCGCGGTGTTTAGCCACATCTACGCCCAATTCAACCCCTTTATGCTGCTGCTCGGCTTTGTGTTTAGCCACATCTACGCCAAGTTTTGCACCGTCCATGCGGTGTTTAATAATGGTCTGCTGCTCTTTGAGCCGTATCTCATCCGCTTTAGCCGCTGCGTCAGAAGTATCTTTAAGCTTCTTGCGTTGAGCTTCCTCTTGTTTGAGGTGCGCGTCCATCTGGAACTGCTGGGCTTTGATCTGCATCTCAAGTTGTTTGACCTGAGATTCCACCTGTACTTGCTGTTGTTTGATCTGAAGCTCGGCTTGGGCCTGTTGGTTTTGCATTTGTAACTGCTGCTGTTTAAGCTGTAATTCTTGCTGCTGCATCTGGATGATGGGGTCTTGCATCTGCTGTTGAATCTGCTGTTGTTGTGCTTGAGCCTGATTCGTTTGCAGTAGTTGTTGCGCTGCCATAGCCGCAAGTTGCGATACCTTAACCTCCTCTTGAGGATCAAGATAACCCGGATCCATTGACGGATCGAGATCAGCGCCTTGTCCACCCGTAACCGATTGTGGCGGTGGGGGTAGTAATGAACCAAGTTTCTGCTGAATGTCGTTGCGGTATTTATAGGCAACGTGTTCCATAATGTGCGCGTTAAGAGCCGCAGTAATCTGCTGCGCCATCGGATTTTGACCCATTGTTTGAGCCAAAACTGGATCATGTAACATCGCCGTATGGACTGCTAAGTGTGCCGCATGGTCTTGGTACATAAACGCTTTCACAGGCTTGTTGTTCATCAGCGCCATGTTCTCGGAGATCGGATCGACCGGTTGCATATCATCCTTAGTCGGAATGATCTTGTCGGCGTTCTTGACTCCAAGAATCTCAATCATTTGCTTATGAAGATACGGTAGATCGTATATTTGAGGCGCAGCTTGAGCAAGCTGCATGACTGCTTGATACTGAACCACCCTTTGCGCCATAGTCGACGCATTTGGATCGGATACAGGCAATACGTTAACCATATCGTAGTCAGAACGCTTGGCACCACGATCTCCAGTCTCAGGTTCATAGTCGTAATCCTCTGGAGTGTTGTCACGGATAATGGCTGCAAGCAGTTTGAATTCCTGCTTCATCGTGTAGTGGATGCGAGCCTGTACCGCTGTAGAAACTTTCAACACCCGCTCTAAGATGGCTAATGTGGTTCCTACTGGGGCCTGCGCCGACATATCCGACACATTAAGGTCAGCCGTAGCCGCAAACTGGCGACCATCTTGCACAACCTTGTCCATCAACGCCATCAGAACCTGACTTGGTTCCTTGTACGGTAACATTAAGATGTTGTCACGAATAGCGCCGCTTGGCAGGTCTACGTCTCGGAACTCTCCCGGTGCGATGGGTGTGTCGTCGCCTTTAACACGGAGTCCCTTAGCTTTAAGACCGCCGGGTAAATTTGACAGAGTACCTGCGTCGATAAGTTGTCGGAGTAAGGAGGTCGCAGTATGCGTGTGACCCCCGACGAGGTGTATGAGACCGAAATAATAGAATCCGAACCCCGGTATGTAACCGTAATGGACGAAATGTTGTCGTCTTTGTTTGAGCTTGTCGTCTTCGAGCCAATTGCGCCGAATGGCAAGTACTGTCCTAGTTCCCTTTTCAATGGTGACGACGTAGGGAAGGGCAATTCCAGTTGGTTCTCCGTGCTTATCGACATCTTCATATCCCTCCAAGTCTAGGTTCGCGTGTATCTCAAGTAATTGGAAGCGGTCATCCATAGAGGCAGAGAGACCTTGCTCTTCTGCTTTCTGCTTCTCAACCTCGTCCATAACGCGTACGGGATCGCCCAAATCGACATCTCGATAGAACCCAGCAACCTGCAATTTACGCAGGTCGTTCTTGGTCTTCCGCATCCGATGCGTGATGCGTTCAGCGGTGTCAATGTTGGTAGCGCCGTAAGGGACGATGATGTCTTCGGCTGGGATGAATGGAGCTTCTGGAAGCTCAACGGATGGATTGTAGTAAATCTTCTTAAAGGCGTTGCCCGACAAGGCTGTTGCTAATAATAAACGCTCATGCTCAGGTCGGTAGTCGGTCATCACTTCCGTCAGCGTATAGTTCATATCCGCTTCGACACGTTGCGCGGCTTGACGGGTTTGTTGGGTCTCCTTGCCAATGATCTCGGTACGAACTGGCCCTGCGGCTGGGAAGGTCTCCATAATGAGTTCGGACTGGAACTTAACCGCTGACTCCATCAGCAACGGATGGAATACGCCCGACGCACCGGGCCAAGGCTCACTGCGCTCTTCGTACTTAAGCCCTAACAGTTTTAGTCCGCGAATGTATACGTCAAGCCAATCTTTGCGGCTACGCATATCCTCTTCAACATCGTCCAGCAAGTTATACGCTAAGGACATCAATCTTGCTTCATCCATATCCTCAACAAGGTTGGCATCAAACTCAGCTTCTTTCTTCTCCATATGCATCTCAAAGCCCGGGCCTGAGATATTTACTTCTTCAGGGTCAACGATCTCGACCTCAATCGGCTCCGCTTCTGTTAACGAGCCTAACCCTTGCGGGGCTTCGTATAATGCTTTGTCAATACTCATTAGTAATATCCTTTCCGTCTGCTTGACTTAAACCATTTAATTTCTTCTGGCTCATCAGATGGCAACCGAATAAAGCCGCCTTGTCTAAAACGAAGTAAAGCAAGAGTAGTACTATCAACCAAGTCATCATTCTTACCCGCTGGAAAATCATTACACTCTTCAATAACTTCGCGCGCCCAACGGCGATCAGGTGCCCAGACCATCCCCGACTTAAACAGATCAGTTACGGCATTAACTCTGGCGATCTTGTCTTGCCCCCTGCCCGGTGTAAAATCCCACACCGGAACGCCCATTCTACGCATCTCTTGATACAAAGTCGCGCCGTTTGACTTCTTTTCAACAATAAAAGTGTCCGGATTCCACTCTTTGTACTCCCGCAATACTAACTCTTTTAGCTCAGGGTACTCAAGTCGTTCTTTGATTGCATTCAGTAAAATGACGTTATTGGTTTTGGTTTCCTCGTTGTAGAACACGCCCCAAGTCAGTAAAGCGTTGTAGTCCGCACGGGTGTTGGCTTCCTGAGCTGCGTCCAGACTCATAATAATGTACTCACACTGGGGCGGCGAGTCCTTCTCCCAGACCAACCACCATTCCCGTTTGATGAGCGCGCCTTCTTCCGATGTCGGCTCCTGCATGTACTGGGCTTGCCAGTACCGGATGTCCATTGAGGCTTTCTTAGCCAACAGCTCGTCCAAACTCCAGAACTCAGGCCACAGGGGCTTATCGTCCAAAATGGCAGGAAACTCAACGATCTCCCATTCGTCCGCGTCGTCATTCTTCATC